TATTGTTTTTATTGTTTTTATTGTTTTACTACCTCTGAAATAATTAAATCTATTGAACACTGAACACTAGTATCACCAGATTTAATGTCAATACCATTATTCATAAACTGCACATTTTTTAAAATATATGTCGTTTGTTTGTCTTTGGTAAAGAAGGTAACAGGGATATCAAAAGGGTCAAGATTAAATAGCATTCCATCTTCCGCCTTTTCTTGTAGTTTGTCCATCTCCTCCTGATAAATAGATATATTTCCATTAGATTCGATATTCCCAAGCCCTCTACCAATCGGTTTTTGACCTTGTCCATAGTTATTTTCCATGTTCATTTTGCTATCAAACTTAATAGCAGTAATCCCATATATCGCTTCGCCCTCAACAACGAACCTTGCGTTCGCCCATGAGTACATAATTCCATTTACAAATGCTTTTGTCTCTGCCATATTTTTAAATACTTAATGCGTAACTTAAATTCACTACAATAGTTCCTGCAGCACCGATAGGCACTATTTTTATACCAATTACTAATTCAGATGTTTGTAAAATAAGTTGTGTAGGGTCAATAAATGATTCTCCTTGACTTATCTGATCATTATTTACCATCCCTTGCAATACATTATCACAAAGTGATTTAAAATCTACTATAGAAATAGCTGATAGAGTTCCATCCGCATTTATTCTAACTGGGCTATTTAATCTAGGAGTTAAAATAGTTCTCAGTAACCGATCAGCCTCATCAAGCACACGATTATTTTCAATCGTTGCATCATCATTACTAGCTATTGTAGCTGTTTTTGTTGACGAGAAAAATGTTCCTGTATAAGCTGGGTACGTTACTAAAAATATATATCGGTAGGCATCTAGTTGATTTAACAGACTAGTAGATAATCCTTTAAGTAAAACCCCATTTGCAAAAGCAGGAGTATCTAATTCTACATTTGCTAAAGGATATTCACCTACCCAAGAAATACGATTACCTATGTTAGATGCGCTCAACGCTCCTAATTCAGCCCCAACAGTAGTAATTGATTTTCCAGTATAGGTATACAAGGATGCGCCTTTTGCTGCTCCATCTTGTCCTATATTTACATTTACTTTCCCAGATAATGATAAACGAAGATCCGCAAGAGAAGATAGTGCAATCCCTGATATATCCCCACCATAAACTATATGTATAGGTCTTTGTGCTAATCTTTCAGCTACAGCTACCGCCTGTAAAGAGGTAATGTGAGCTGTGCTAAACGCAGTAGTTGGATTGTAAACAGCTATTTGACGTATCTTGCCATTAGCAAAAATACTTATTAATGGTATTTCAGAGAAAGTATAAGATGCAGGAACTGGATATATCGCTACCCAACAAACACCATTTGGATTTAATCTAAAGAATTCAGATAAATGATACCAGAATACAATATAAGGATCGTTAGCCCCAAGTGTAAACTGAACAATTGTAACTGTGGTAGCTCCTGTAATTACCGTACTGATTACCCATGTATTAGCACCTAAACCTGATCCAGTAGGAGCAGTAACTCCTACAGTATCTGTAGATGCTGCTGCTGATCTAAATCCATGCGTATCGAATCCTGTATTTATAATACCACGAAGAGCTGCTGCAACCGTTAAAGCTGTATCCCCTGTTTGAACAGTATATACACCTAAACTTGTTACCTTTGCTCCTGCAGTTACTTTAATTTCTATTTTATCATTCGCTGCACCAGGTGCTGTAATCTGAACAGAACCATTCGCTTTTGTTTCTAATGAGTAATCGCCCTTTATACCTAAAGCTTCTACATCAGATAAAGAAAATACTTGTTTTATTCTATCTGTAGTTAAAAACCCAGTTGGCAATGTGTTTGAATAAAATAACATTGCTGATAAATGGGTCTCACCAGTTAAAGGAATTCCTAAGGCATTGTTTGACCTATTTACAACTATACTTGAAAGTGCCATCCTATTTTTTTAAGGTTTTTTTTGCTTCACTATTATTTTGTAATTGGCCTGCCATCTCTTTTGTTATTTCAAAATGTAATACACCATGATTGGAACAATAAGTAATAGCATCCATCTGATCGGAAAATACTTTCCCGTCTTTGGTTACATAAACCGCATCTGTATTTTCAAGATGCGGTCTTGCGAGTTCTATAAGTTCTACTGGAATCATGACTATGCAGAAGCTTGAACAATAGGTACAACTCCTTTAAGATCTGTTCGCATTGGGTTTGAACCATACCATACAGTACATCCTAACACATCACCACCTGCATATTCAGGTTGATCTTCTTTCATTGAGAATTTGATTTCTCCTAAAGCTCTTGCTAGTGCGTATTTAGACCATGCGATACATCCGATATTATCAGTTGTCGCAGGAGTTACGGGTAAGCCCGTTGCTGGGTTTAATACTTTTCTAACTGGAGAACCTGCATTATCATAAATTACAGGGAAGCTGTAAGTCATGATTTTGAAATTGATTAACATATCAATTACTCCTGTTGGAAGCACAGCCTTGTCTACATAATCCTTTCTTGTAAGTGTAGGATCTTCTAGTAATTCTTTGTACATACCTGAATCTAAAAGCAAATAACGCTCATCTAAAGGCACAAAATCACGATCCATAATCAACGAAGCTTTAATTAAATCATTGATGGTAAGTTTACGTCTGTTACCTGTAGCTGTTGGAGCAAGCACAGTACTAGTAAGCGCGCCAGTAGTACGTATAATACGTGCTGGTGCATCTGTAGACCAGTTGAAGGCTGTTTGTCTTCCGATACGTTGTCTTAGGTAGGCATAATTTTGAGCCATTACCGACATACGTTTATCGTAAGCAATTTGGAATGTTTCAATTCCTGTTATTACTTTTGGTTTAAGTACGTAAGCATCAACTTTGTACGTTAAATCTGTATCATCTCGTTGAGAGATAGTAAGAGGAAACGAAGTAGGATTGATTACAATCTCTGGGTCAGATCCCGCTTGTGGGATATGAATAATGTTATTATTTATGAATGATGAATGATCTATCGAATTGGTTATCCATTCAATCCCTTGATAAAAGTTCTCTTGAATGTCGCTTAACCATGCTTCTTTTAATAATACTGCCATGTCTTTATTTTATAATAGGTTTTTTTAAGTTTTTTATTAATCTAATTGAATTACTGCCGCCACTGCTTTAAATGCAGTTGCTGATGCATCATAAATAAACCGTTGGGTTTTTGTTTTACCTGCAGCTCCTGTAATAGCTGCTGTACCTGCAAAGAATCCAGTTCCAAGTGTAGCTACTTCAGTAGCTGTTGTTTTTATAATTAACTCGAGCATAGCACCGTCTACTATTTCTGGGCTAATAACTAAGTTGTATGTACTTGCTCCTGTAAGCGTAGGAGGTTCTAAAATTGTGTGATCATTTATTACTGGTACATTTTGTACCCCAGTAGCTAAAAGTGTTGGTCTGTCTGCTTTACCGAATGGTGCTCTTATCATATTATTTAATTTTATAGGTCTTGTTATATATCTCTTGAAATTTTTGAGGATCGTTTTTTTGAAGATCTGCTAAGAACTTAGGATCTTTTTTAGATAACTCACTAAAATTCATTTCTTCTTCTTTGCCGTTAACAGCTTGATTTCTAGGTATATGAATCGCTTTTTTAACTTTAAACCCGTTAACTAATTTTTTGAACCCTTCATAGTTGTTCATAGCAAGTTCTACTGATTCAGCTTTTTGCTCCTCTGGAATTAATCCTTCTTGTACAAATGTTTCTACTAGCTCTGTTGCTTTTGCTGTATCAGCTGCTTTCTGCGCAGCCTCCATCTCAGCTACTTTCTTAGCTAGTTCTTCTTTCTCAGTTTTCAGCTTTTCTAATTCAGCTTTAGCCGAATCCAATTCAGTATTGTCTACTGCTTGGATAATTTTATTTTTATTTTCTTCCATTACATTTTTCGGTTTTGTATCTATTAAAAATTTATTATATACCTCTTGATATTTAGAATACACTTCTTTTTGAATCACACCCTTCTTACCTGTTGGTAAAATTTTGTCAAAGAATTTGTGTCCTTCAGGACCCGCAGCATCAGCATCAAGCCAAGTTTCCTCTGTCATCATACCATCAATTAACTCAGGAGTTACCGTAGATGAATTGCTTAGTACTTTTATAAGAGAGTTTTTTATTTTTCCTAATACTTCTTTATCTTTTTCAGACATATTTTCTAATCCAAATGATGGATCATGTATCATAAAAATTGAATAGTCATATGTATATCGTGTTTTACCAGCCATTGCAATTATTCCAGCAATAGAAGCAGCTACCCACTCATTGTAAGTATCTACTCTGGCTCCTAATTCATTCGCATTTTGAATGGCTGAATAAATAGAATACCCATCGATCACAGACCCTCCGAAACTATTGATTCGGACGTTAATTTTTCGAACTCCGTTAGCAAGCAAATTGTCTAGTTCTCTGGCAAATTGATTTCCATCGATTCCCTCTTTCGAACCATCTTCATTTATAGTTATTCCGATATTTCCATATAGTAACCCGTCCGCTGAATCCTGACTTGTTCTATTGAAATAATCATAACTATCAAATAAAGACATCTGCCCTTGCATATGAGCAAATATATTTGGTAAGTAATTGATTTATAGTTTTTTGGGACAAAACAGGACAAAACAGGACAAGTATTTGTACTTTTGTAAAAACTTAAATAATACAATGTCAAAATCTACAAAAAAAGATAAATGGAATATACCATTAAAGACTAGTTTAAATAAACCACATTACAAAGAATTTTCCGAGTTAAAGAAAAAAATAGGATACCCTACAGATGCAGAAAATACGAGAAGAATGATATTAAAAATTATACAACTTCATAAGGATAAAATTATATCAGGTTATTAGTCATTTGTATAATTAAAATATTAGTATTATGTTTGCCACGAACAAAATAATCTTATAACTAATATGAAAAAGTACATTTATTTACTTGCAATTATTGCAGTCTTTGCTGCATGTAAAAAACCAAAAGACCCAGAACCAGTTAAAGAAGACCCACAAGTAGAACCTGAAAAACCTGCA